ATAAAGATGGTCAAATTATAACTTCATCCTTGTATGGCCCAGATCAAACATTATTGACAGCCAGTAATACTTTGACTATTAATGTTTTAGTTGGGAATATTTATATGACAAATATTCTTGAACCTGTTCATGCAACAACTAATAAATATGGATATTGCATTATTTCTAATATCTCAGATGATTCTATTGTGGCATTGAATACTTTAGGTGAAACTGTATGGAGCGTACCTAGTACAGTCTGCTCATTTGTAGAGAATAAACTTGGTGGAGCAGTAGAATTATCCAGTGAAAATTTACTAGTTGCTCTACCTTCTTCAATTTCTGATAATGCTGGTAGAATCTTAGTATTAAATAGAATTGCTGATAATACAATTTTAACTTCTATTAATGTTAATGGTGATGCAATTAAGGCTATTGAAGATCCAAGTTATGATTCTTACTGGGTAGTTGTTGATGATGTTAAAAATGATGGCAAACAATCAAGATTAATTAAATTAAATTCTAGCGGTGAGTTGACATACTCATGGGGTGTAGGTACTTTGACTCATCCAACAGGCTTAAAAATGTTAGGAAATTCTACATTAGTGGTATCAGAATAAAATGGAATATAAAATTCATAAATATCAAAAACTTTTAACAATTGATAATAATGGTCATAAATTTGAAATAGAATTAGTTAGCTCTCCAGATAATTTTTCATTGTTAGAATCTGATGCTTCATTGTTTTTGATTAATGAAGATGTTAAATGCACAATAGAAAAAGATGATAATAAATTAAAATTGACATTTAATAATGAAAAATTTAGATCATCTGCAGCTGGTATTATTTTTAGAAATATTTCTTCTTTCAGTAGCGTAAATGAAAATTATTCTGTCATTAATTTTGGCAATAAGTCTTTAAGAGCTATTGGAAATGATTTACATATTGACATGGATAAATCTGGATTAGCAGTTCTTAGATTTATGTCTCTTACATCTACTTTAATTTTCGAAGAATCAATAAATGAATTTAAAACTTCTTCAGTATCTGCTCTAACTGCTTTGACTTCTCCTTTAAATATTTCTGTAGGTCAAAGAGATCCTGAATTTGCCATTGGTGTTTATGATAAATTTAGCAGCAATGTATTTACCAGACCAAGAGATATTAGACATGGCAATCCTGTAATTTCAACTGTTCCTACTCATGGGCCTGATTTAACTACAGCTGAATTAGATGCGATCAATGAAGGCTTGGGTTTTGACAAAAGAACAATTTATTTCAAAATAGTTTCAGATAGAATAGTTGAACCAGCAATTACTCAAGGTGAAAAGTCTGCTTTAAAACTTAAATTATCCCTTCCAGCTGGTTTAGATACAGTAAGAGATCCAATTAGCTTATCAATGTATTTTGTTGAACATGATAGCGCTTTGAGTCCAACTATGTCAATTTATGTAGCTTCCTTTGACTTTCATAAAGAAGATACAATTAATTATGTTGATGGATTTATGTTGATGGATGTTTACTGTCCAATGATAGTTCAAGAATCTATGCCTATATCCTTTGGTATCGTATAGGTAATTTTCTTGTAAAATTGGAATTAATAGGCAAGAAATCTCTATTTTCCGTTGCCTATTTTAGGAATCAAACATGCCAATCAAAGCTCAATTAGTTCTTCCAGATAATCTCAGAAGTACATATTTACGTTCAAATTTTTTAGATTCAGGTGCAGTTTATAACACTAATAAACCTGCTTTGACTTCTGCTTTAGATGCTAATAATCATACAATTAGATTAAAATTTGAGCTTTTAGACACTGTTAATAGAGAATCAGTTTCGCTCCAGAAAATTGTAAGTTTAGAGATTTCCAACGATCCAGAATTTAGTACTCAATCAACTATTAAAATTGAAAACTGGCCAAGTACTGGGAGTTATTCTTCAAGCACTGATTATACTTTAAATTTAAATTCTTTATATTTTTTTAATTCCAGCTCAGCAATAGAAACATCACGAACAACAGCTGCAGGTACAGGCATTTATGTAATTAATAATTGGCCATTGTCTGCTACTGGTGGATTGTCAACAGTTTATGTTAAAGCATTAGTTCAATCAACATCTGGTGAACAGGCTAGTTATCCAGAAGGTTATGCAATTTATGATCAAATTTCTTGGGAGGGCGAGTTACCGTCTACTCCAGGAAGATTAATTGCAGACACTAATAAATCTGGTTTTACTGGCGCACAATCTTTATTTCATTTTAGATCAAGTTCGGAATCTTCCACTGGTGTCTATGGTTCTGGTGTAAGTTCTTATATTGGTGATATTTTTGAAATTTCGTATGACACAGGAGTTTTAAATTTACTAACTACTAGGTCAAATAATACTTCAGGAAACTTTAGATCTGTTATTAGTAATGTGCCTGGTACGAATCTTCCAGTCACTAGTTATAAAATTAATTACTTATCTACAGTATACACTTCTGAAGCTTTAACTTTAGGAACATCAATAACTCTTAATTCGTCAAGAAGAGGAGCTTTTTTCTATGGTAATAATGGTTTTGCTTTAGTAGGTTCAGATCTATCTGTTTTATCTCAATCTAGAGTTAATCTAACTATATCAAATACAGCAGCTGAATATAAGATTTTTGCAAAACTTCATTATTTGGATTTAGCCTCCAATCCAGGTTCATCGCAGGAAATTGTGTGCTCAATTACATCAATTCCTAATGCATATCCAGTTGCTAAATTATATAAAATTGTTAATGGTACAGACTCTACAGAAAATCAAACTACTAATCTTCCACTTCATTTAAGAGATTTAATTCTTCAAGGTGGTTTATTTGAAGCTTATCTTTCTAAAACTACTGATGATCAATATATTGTAGAGTTTTATTGGACAGCAGCTGATAATCAAAGTTATTTATTGGCTTCATCTTTAATTCCCGAATTTACAGTTGATACAGTTAAGTGTGGTTATGGTGCTTCTATTAACGCCCATGATGGTACTGTAACAATTAATGAAATTGCATTAGTTAAAGGTAATGCATATCTTAATGCTGACCTAGGTGATTGCAAAGTAGATGATAAACATCCAGTTAATTTTCCAACAGTAAATGTTACTAATTGGGCTACTTCTGTTAGTGTAAAAAATGAATGGACTCTTTATTCCGAGCCTTTAATTGGTTCTAGTTCTCCAATTACTTTATCAACTGGACTCACGATAAATAAGTTGAATTCTTCTGAAATTGTAGAGTATCAATTAAATAAACCTACAATGTCCTCAAGAGCTGTAGTATATACAAATATTGATCATAATTCAGATACTTATTATGTAGTTTTTAGTACAGACCCAACAGTTAATGCATCTGATAGCACTCTTCTCAGGCCAATGATTACTAGATGTCTTCCTGATTATGTGCCTACTCATGAACCAATTAATACTACTACAGTTGGCATATTCTTTGATGCTAAAAATTCTCAAGTATTGTTAGTAGAAAGAATTTATTCAAATGTTTCTACTTCACAAGTCTTATGTAAATATAACCCCAATAACACTGATGACTATGCTATTTATATAACCGATGAGCATCCTGTGGGTTATAAAGGGCAATTAAATAAGTCAAATGCAGATGGTACTTGGATTATTTTAAAAAGAAATAATGAAATTAAAGGATCGATTCTTTTATCAAACAAAATTTGGACTTATAAAAATGGATTGGGTTACTATGTAGCTACAGGATTTATTGGTTCTTCTTATGGTTCAGGAAGCTCTATAGTTAATAACTTTAGTATTTATGGATTGCCAAGATTAATTTCAGATGATAGTTTAAATAACTCAACAATTAGACACTTTTTAAAATCAGATACAGGAAGTAGTCAAGTTAAACCATGGCTTGGTCAATTTTTATTAGCAGGTAGTACAGATTTTCAAGGATGGGATTATAAGATTCCATATACCGATCTGTCTTCTATTTCCATTAAAGCAACTACAAACGGCATTAATGTTAACATTTTAGCTGCTCCTTCTGTTATTGATGGCTATACTTTATCTTCAGGCGATTTAGTTCTAGTAAAAGATCAACTCGATAAGTATCAAAATGGAATTTATAAAGTCATTAATCCCGGTAGTGGACTTAATGGCTCATGGGTTTTAGATCCTTCGACAGTAGCTTCTAGATATCAACCATATTCGATTTTAAATGGAAATGTTAATGGAAAAACATATTGGTATTTAGATTATCCAGATAATTATTCAAACCAAGAGTATTACCATTATAAATCAACAGTATTTACAAAGAAAGTTACATTTGGTTCTTTATCATCTTTTTATTCAGCTATTAATCCAACTTTACTTGAAATTAAAGCATTATGGTCATCTAGAGCTTTGCCATCTGAATCTATCAATGTAAAATTTAGATTCTTTTCAAATAGTAATGATGAAATAGGATCTTCTAAAACAGATTGGTTTACTTATGATCTTGCTCCATTATTAACAAGTGGTATTTCAGCAGCTTATAACGATTTAATTCAAAAGATTTTAAGTTACGGGACATACAGCGTTGGAGCTTTTTTACTGGACGAAGTTCCTGTAATTAATCCTGAAGATCCATTGCCAACAGAATCTAGACCTTTGAATATTACTGTAAATGAAAAGGTTTGGGTTGCTATTAGACTTCCTATGGGTCTTACATTAGGAACTGCAAACTCTAATGAAACTACAGAACCTGAAGTTATTACGACTGGTGATTTCGCAGGTTGGAATTTAGCACCTAGACTCTGGTTTAAGGTTTATTCCAAGGCTGTCTTAAGAGAAAGAAATAAGAGAGATAATTTATATTTAACAGGAAGAGTAAGAGCTTTATCGCATGCAAATATTAGTTCTTCGGCATCTATTCTTTCCGATTCATTAAAAGTTGACATCACTCCACCCTCTTTTGTTAATAATAAACCAGTTGTTGAATTTGTTGATCAAACTACTGTAAGGACTGCTACTGTAAGAATTAAAGCTAACGATTCTTCTTCTGGAGTATTAGCTTTTAGATTTGGAAAAGAAACTGACTATGGAAATGTTTCTTATACTCCTTGGCAATCTTGGGAGCAATTCGATCAAACTGGAAATGCTCAATATGTAGTTTATTTATATGGTTCCAATCCAACTAATAATTTTGGTGTATCTGAAACAGTAACTTCGAATATGAATGCTGGAATGATTGGTGCTAGAAAAATCTGGGCGCAAGTCATTGATTTTATGGGTAATATTTCTGAATCATTCCCATTAACAGTATTTGCTCAAGGACAAGCAATTGTAGATACCACACCTCCTACAGGCAATGCAAATTTCTATGACACATCTAATAATCTTGACTTAAGCTATGTAAATTCCTTAAAATCTTCTGTGAAATTTACAGCCAATGATAGAGTCTCAGGTATTAAAGATTTTAGATTCCGTACTGTAAATTCAAATGGATACTCTACATGGTCAAATTGGAATTCATATAAAAACATTAATAATTTCTCTCTATCTTCAGGTGACGGCAGAAAGAGTCTTCAATTTCAGCTAAGAGATTATGGAAACAATATTTCTTTACAGGAAAATCTTTGGAGTAAATTATATGAAGCTAGCTCAAGAGGAATTGTTTTTGTAAGTGCAGATTCTTGGCAAAAAACAGGAGTATATTCTGAAACTTTATTCTTTGGTGGAACTAAACAGACTCAGTATTTAAATATGAGTCTTATTGAATCTACTAATGGTAATTTTGTAGCTAGAACTGCATTTTACATCAAATCAAATTCCACCGGAAGAATTTTATCAGCAAGAACGACTGATACTATTGTTATTAATGGAACTGCACTATCTTATGTGGTTGATCCATCTTCAGGTTTAATTGTTTTCGCCTCAGCTATTCCTTTAGGAGTTCAAATTACATGTACGGTAACAAGAAATTCTGCAGTTCTTTATTCCTGGGATGATTTTGTATTTAAAAAAGCTTTAGATCTTGGTCATTATGGAGAGATTTGTATCACTTCAGTAAAATCTTATTCTGATGGACTTATTTTAGGCACAAGTAAGGGTTCGGTTTATTTATATGATGGTAGTAGTAAGCTTTCAGGGCCGATATTTACTGCTTTTGATAGTATTGCTTTACCTATTACTTCAATTTTAATTCATCAGTATTTACATGAATCTGAATCTTATGTTTATGTTTCTACTGATAAAAAACCAAGATTATACAGATCTAAACTTTCAGAAATATCTAGCAATGCTTCTTGGCTACAAGTTGGAAATACAGGAGACTTAGCTTTATCTTCTGGTGGTGCAATGTCTTTAGTTTCTGCATTTAATAAAATATTTGTTGGATGTAGATCCTCCAAAATGGTTAGATATGAAAGATTTATCAATGAATTAGGTCTTGAATCAGAAACTGTCACAAGTACATCATTAATTAATCAAAATTTAGGATTAAGTGAAACATTATTGCCAGCAGTCAGGACATTAGCTGCATCGGATAATCAAGTCTTAGCTGGTTTAGATGGCAGACCTGAAATTTACAGTTATGTTGAAACAAGTGTATTAAATCCATCTAATGTTGATAAATGGATGCAAGTTGAGTTTGATGAAGTATTTGCAAGAGATCCTTATCCAGCTCAATATTATTTTAGTTCATCTACAAGTTACTTAGGAAATTCTACACAAAGATCTTCATCGGCTTTATCATATAGTCCAATCATAGATGATAATTATATTGGATCTATTAGAAATTATATTGCCCTAGATACAACATCTTCTTCTACGGCTTTGTTCTCATTTGATTCTGGTAGTGATTGGGAATATCTATGTAATTCCATTAAGCCGGTTTATACTAATCCATATAATGCTAGAATAGCTACCACAGAATTAATTACCCTTTCTGGTGTTCAAACAGTAGATGGTGTTTTATTAAGTTTAGGCGATAGAGTTCTTGTCAAAAATCAAACTAACTCAAATGAAAATGGATTATATATAGTATCTGCATCTGCTTGGTCAAGAGATTCTGCTTTTTCAACTGGCGCATCTAATGTAACTGCTGGCTGGGCAATCAATGTTGATTATGGAACTAGAAATACCAAATCTTTGTGGATTTTACAAGCTTCTACAGATTACACATTTACTACTGGGTCATTTGTTTTTGATAAATATAAATATTCGATTGATTTAGATTTACAACACGCTTCTGGCACTGGTAAGCAAGCTTTAGAAATTTCAGATGGTTTTTATAATTACACTTTGAGATATGACTCTACAAAAATGTATCTTGAAAATGGAACTTCTACAACTGAGATTCCTTACTATCCAACAATTAATGGAATTGAAAAATCAAACATTATTAAAATTTGGAGTTTTTCAAATAATAATTTAGAAGATACTGGTCCTTATTGGGAATCAACTAACGCAACAGCTATTAATGAAGATTGGTTTGCTGGGAAATATGTAGTGCCAGTTGGAGATAGTAAGAAGGCTGGGACTCCTGTTAGTTCTGGCAATGAACAATACTTAAGTGTCCAATTAGATTCAAATTTTAATTACGGTAATCCATTTATTTTTTGGTCTAACACTGACTTATTCAGTTCTGACTTTACTACTCAATCTTTAGTTACTCCAAAAACTATGATTGTAGATGAAACAACTAGAGTTAAAATCAAGTTAAGATTAGTTTACAATACTCCTTTACTTGAGAATGCTGCAGAAGCAAAAATTAGAATGTATTGGTCATCTCATTCTAAGCAAGATTTAAACTATTGTGAAGTTCCTCTTGAGAATAAATCTGCAAGATATTACACTTATGAGTTTTCTCCGTCGTGGAATGGTGAAGTTAATTACTTAGCATTTGAGTTTGCTAATTTTGAAGAAAACTTAAGACCAAATAATTTATTTATAGATTATGTTATGATTTATGACAACGATCTACCAAATTCCATTACTCAGAACCCTACATCTATTAGAATTGGTGTTGAAAATAGAGATTTAAAGATTTGGTTTGGTGGTAATGTAAATCCTGTATTTAGTAAAGTCAATTGCCTAGTATCTAAGAATAGTTCTCAATATATTAAGTTGGGTAAGATAGATTATTCTGAAGCAGCATCAAAATTTATTTATGGACATTTAAACTTCTTATATGGTGAATCTTTATCTCCATCAACTAAGAAGATTGATGATTTTCATTTGACATGGAGATTCCCTTCTACCGGAGGTGTACAAAAATTAGTGCATCATTTAGGTACTCTTTATGCACTAACTGATGGATTAGTAACAACAAGATTGTCTGATAATCCTATTGATAGAATGAGCAAAACATTTAAATATATTGCTGAAAAAGAAATTTGGGTACAGGAAGATGGAGTTGTTGCTAGGGAAATTATTAATAATGACACCAAGGGTATGATCAGACCTTTATTAGCAATAACTCACAATAATATTTTAGTTGTGTCAGGTCAATACGAAAGCATAATTG